TCAAACGTTTTTTATACCAACTACCTTGCGTTTGGGGCACCCTTGGGACACAACGTCAGAAAAACTGCTATTCAGCATTTCCACCTGATCGCGGTCCATCTCTCCGATCCACTTCGAGTAAATCTCATAAACCATCTTCGCGTTCTCGTGACCCATCTGTCCGGCGATAAACGACGGGTTAGCACCGGCAGTTAATAACCAGCACGCAAAAGTGTGGCGCGACTGGTAAGGGCGCCTGTTCCTGATTCCTGCCTTCTTTAATCCTGCTTCCCAACTATACCCCAGAGACTGAGATCCGTAATACTTCGTTTCCCCGCGCCAGTTTTTGGGCGGGATAAACACGAACCGCAGTTTTTGTTGTTCAGTTAAACCATGTTCGCGGTGATGGAAGGTGATTTCGGTTTTGCTTAATGCGCCAGTTAGCTTGAATTGCTCACGTAAAGCGTTCAGCGCAGGCTCAAGCAGGGTTACAGTTCTGATCCCCGCTTCGGTTTTGGGTGGCACAAACAGCCCCTCATTAGTCTGATTACGCCTGACGTGAAGCTCACCCTTATCAAGGTCCACATCTTCCCAGGCTAAAGCTGTAAGCTCTCCATGCCGAAGGCCGGTAAAGATAGCTGTAGTCCAGAGTAAAACATAACGAGGAGATAGCGCTTTTATAAAACCTTCAAACTCACTCTGGAGAAGCGGATCCGGGTCTCTCCTGGAGCGCTTGAGCATCTTTATACCTTCGTGCGGGGTATGCTCGATAAAACCGCTCAGGTTAGCCAGTTTGAGCAACGCAGTCAGGTTGTTCATCAGGCCGTTGACCGTGGATACAGCACGACCTTTTCTTTTTAACCAGGGCGCATGATCGCTAAAGGTGTTTCCCGTTAACAGCGCGTTTCTGTAATTCAACAGATCGGTATGCTGAATATCTGCAATATGCGTATTACTTCCGACGATAGCGCAAAGTGTTGCTATTCGTGATTCTGCACCTCTGTATGATGCAGCTGAAACCTCAAGCTTTTTGGCATCAAGATAAACTTTGCATAATTCACCAAAGGTTTTAACTTTTTGTGTCGTGGTAAATTTTTTAATCGCTTTTGATTCAGGAAAATGCTCTGCATAGTCAAACTTCCCCTGCTGAATCTCACTTACTATTAAAGCACGGAGGTTACCAGCCTTTCGTATATTGCTATTTGATACAGTCCAGCCCCGCAAAACTTCGCGGCACCGTATGCCGCGATATAGAAAGCTAATTCTTATTCCCTTCCCATGCAGCTCTACGCCAGCTGGCATATTCATTATGTCTCCCCGACAAGCCTATTAATCCTGGTGTAGTTGTAGAGAAGAGTTACCCTTCCTTCTGAAGCTTCGGGGTCAGGTGAGTGCTTCTTATAATGAACCCCCTCAATCCATCTCCCCTCCCGGTAAGATTTAATTTGCCTGGGAGTCATATACATCTTCGCTACAATTCCCTTTTCCATCACCCATTCATCTTCTTGAGTAATATCGGCCATAAATAACCTCATGGCCGGGAAACTATAATCAGTTCCCCGGTTTAATGTTGATTATTGGAAATCAGTTTAGTATTGATACTCGATATTTCAGTCGTTCCATGCTTCAAGTTCGTTCTCGATCTCTTCGTCGATTTCGTCGTTGGTAGCGTCTTCGTCCAGGTGCTCACGCGCTTCTTTCAGGTACTGCTCATGGCGTTCCCGATACCAGGCCGAAAATTCTGGCGTCCAGCCACACAGCGATCCGTCATAGTCAACCTTGGCGTTACGTTCAGCCATGCTCTCGACCATGCTGTAGGCGGTGGTAAGCGCCGTTTCGCGGATATACCCGCGCAGGTCGCTTTTGCGCCAGTAGGGGTTAACTTTTGAATCGCAGACAGATTTAAATTTCACTTTCCAGCGGCGGATACAACGCGCATTTAAGGATTTGCTCATCGTGATGCCTCCGCTTTAATCGCTTTATACGCACTCAGTACGTGAGAGGTTTTACCCGTAATTACCGTTTTTAAAATAAAGAAACCGCTACGCTTAGCGCGAACCGAAGGAGCAAGAAATAGCGCTGTATCAACAGCGCGGTTATGAAGACGGAATTCAAAAACCGTGCTGGTAATCGTGGCGGTAGCAATTGCACATTTATCGTTAAATTCTATTTTCATGATTGTGCTTTCCTGTCTTTAAGTTGGTTGTATTTTTCATGGCTCATAACTTCCCGGCAGTTCCCGTTATTGCGGGATAATAAACGCCATTTTCTTCCAATCTTTAAACTTAAATTTCCGCATTTGATGCGACATGGCTTTATGTTTCCTTTGCTATACAAGCTGAGGATTTGCGATGCCTTTTCGTTTACATGCGGTGGAATACGGTTAGATGTGATTATCATCCTTCACCTACCAGCGCTTGTGGGCAAGGTGTCCGGGGCGTGACGGCAAGGTTTTACGAAACGAGGAAGCAGCAGCAGAGAGGGCGATTTTCTGCTTTTCTTTCTCATTGCATACCGGGCAGAAATAAAAGTCTCTCCGATAAGCACCCCTGCCAGATGGACGATATTGCAGTTCATCGCGAGCAAAAGAACCGCCGCAACCATGACAGTGCAACTTTAATTCTTCCATTTATCTATCTCCGGTTAAATTTTATGTGTGTTCATTCCTGCCAGTTAAGGCATTAAAAAAAGTGATGGTATTAGTAATAAACTTCTGTGTTTATTTTGTAACGTGCATTGCCAGAATCTGCGTTAACAGAAACCAAGTCGCCATACATGTCATAATTCAAAATAACATCATTGAATTTCAGGCCTGAGAGAGATTCTTCACGACCGCAAAACATAAAATCTTCTGCGTGCTTAGTTTCCTCATAAATATCTTTCATTGAGGAAAAAGCCTCTGACCACATTTCACTATTACCAATAAATTGAGCAATGGCCAGCTTGCTTTGTGCCGCTTTAAAAGCCGGGTTGCCATGCAGTAAATTAGCCATTGAACACCCCTTTGATATACATAATTTCGACAGCCAGTCCACCCCAGAAAACCAATCCGATGGCCAGCGCGATAACCAGGGAACGAATGCCGTTTTTGCTCATGAGGCACCCCAGCAAAATTTGAAGCTTACCCATGCGACTGCAACCACAAGCAGAGCAACCTTTATGCAGAACCGGTGCCACGCAGGTACTTCATGTTCGCGGATCATTTGCTACCCCTCACTGTCATGTGAATTTGAGTACCAACAGACCTTGCAATGCAGTGCCGGGTGCCTCCCGGTGATACCAGCCAGTTAACAACTGATATCGGCAGCTTTCTTTCCACCCCACTTCGGGAAACAAGTGGTACTGCTTTAACTGAACCGCGTGCGCATAGCCGCATTCACTGCATTGCAAGGTCTGTAGCTTTTAGCCTTCTGGCGGCCAACCGAACGTTTAACCTATCGCACCGTTGTGTCGATGTACTTATGGTGAGCTACAGGCTAAATAAAATCAACCAAAAGATAAGTCAAAGGCTAAAAAAAATACCGCCAATCGGCGGCATTCTTTTGAAATTGAAGTGAATTTATTTTTCTCTGGTAGTCGGATCTACGTTGTCAGAGTAAAAATCTTTGAGTTTTTGTAGCCGCATTTGGAATGCAGCCAGCATGTTGCGCCTCTCGATAGGCGGCAATTCGCGGAAAACTTCAATAAGTGCAATTTCGTCTTCAGTGTATGTCCCGCCGAGTTCCTCTGCTCCTGTAAGTATCCATGAGAGCGAGGTTTTAGCGGCCTTGGCTAGCTTGGCTGCTGACTCCTTGCTTATGGTTTCCCTCTTAAACCAGTTGGTTACAGAGGTAGGACTAACTCCCGCAATCCGAGCCATTTCTGTGCGAGACCAATGATTCACTTTCATCAACTCATCAAGTCTTGCGGCAAGCGTGCTTTGTGGCTTTGAGCCTGATTCATGCTGGGTTTCTGTCTTCATAGCAACAATTGTAAGCCACTGGCTAACACATTAATAATTTCTTGTTGTTGATTTTTTTTAGCCATTAGCTCAATATAATTGCACAATGGCTAAAAGAGAGGTTCATATGTCAGGTCTTGATAAGGCAATTTCAGCTGCAGGTGGAAAACGTCGGCTTGCACTTGCCTTGAACATTAAACCGTCGTCGCTGAGTCGATGGATTCACAAGTACCAGGGTCAGGTTCCACCAAAGCGAGTAATTCAGGTTTACGAGGCAACTGGAATTACCCCGCATGAGTTGCGGCCTGATCTTCACCCAAACCCAACCAGTGGCCTTCCTGAGAATGATACGGCTACAGCAATGAAGGAGTCTGATTGATGGAAATCAAACACGAGCACGTTGAAATGGTCCTGCTGGCATGGGCTGCGGAAGTTGGTCAGGCGTTCGCGGCAAATGCTATCGCTGAAGAATATGCACGTATTGGTGGCGATCAGCTGCGCCTGGTGCCGGGGAAAACCTGGAGTAACCAGCAGAACATTTTCCACCGCTGGCTGAAAGGTGAGACCGAACTACAGCGCGAAAAAATCCGTTTGCTGCTCCCGGCAATCCTGCGTGTTCTGCCGCGTGAAATCCGTCATCGCTTGAGCATCTACGACACCATTGAGCGCCGGGCGCTGCTTGCGGCTCAGCACGCTATTGGAACGGCAATTGATGCTCACGATGACGCTATTGAAGCCGTCTACAGCAAGGCTTATCAGCCTGGAGCTGTTGAAGTGCCGAAGTACCACTGATTCCGGAGGTGACTATGTGTAACCAGTCTGCTGCTGAATTGATTGCTCGGCTGAAACGGGCTTATCCAGCGTATGCGCCGTCTGAAGGAGATCGTGCAAGCAACGGCATCCCTAAGGCCGGAGCACGCTTTCAGCACAGGCAGAAGGGCCACATGGTGACGGTAATCACGGCAACCGAGAAAGATGTTTCCTATCGCAAAGCCTGCGGGACTGTTGGCTGGGTGGGATTGAGAGAGTTTTTACGGCTACACAATGAGGTTTCGGTATGAGCAATCAGGTGTTTGACATTGTTCAGGCCATGTCAGGACAGGGGAATTGCATCACGATCCCCGGACCGTATCTGGATTTATTTGCAGGAGACAGGCAGCAGCATTTGCTGGCCGCCATCCTGAACCAGCTGGTGTTCTGGTCTGGTAAGTCAAGCCTGGACGATGGCTGGTTTTACAAAGAGCATGCGGCGCTTGCAAAGGAGGTGCGTGCTAAAGATGGCGATGTGGTCCGAAAGGCGATGTTCAAAATCACAGATCAGTACCTGTCAGGAGTTATCGAAGAAGAGCTTCGCCAGGTAGCTGGTACGCCAAAAAAACACTACCGCATCGATCAGGATGCACTCATTTCCCGGATATTCCCGCAAATACTGGATTCGGCTCTTAAGCCGAATGGGAATAAGTCATTGAAAGTAATGGAAACGGCTCAAGAGCCGAATGGAAACGGCTTAAACGCCGAATCGAAGCAAGTAGTTGAAAGTAATGGAAACGGCTCAAGAGCCGAATGCATTCGTCCCAAGAGCCGAATGGAAACGGCTCAAGAGCCGAATCCTGGAAACGGCTCTCAAGCCGAATCCTATCTCTATACAGATCTTAAAAACAGATCACTACATACAGATCATAAAAACCACGCGGGAGAGATTTCTCCTGTGGATAACTTTTCTGAATCGACTCAGAAAACAGTCACCCCGGAAGAAAATCTTCCTGATGCTACCGAAGACGGCATCCTGGCTACCGATGACGATTTCGATCTCGCGATGTGGTTCTGGTCGACCATCATCGAGATGTACGAGCGTGCTGCAGAGTTCGACGGCTCTCTGGCAAAACCGAGAGAACCAAACTTTGTAGCCTGGGCGCAAGAGGTTCGTTTGCTGCGCCAGGAGCACGGCTGCAGCCATGACCAAATGCGCACCATGATTGAGCGTATTCAGCGCGACCAGTTCTGGTGCTCAAAAATTCAATCCATGAAGACACTGCGCAGCAAATGGCCTGAGTTGGCTCTGAAGCTGTGCCCGGTAAACCTCGCAGTCGGCGGCAACCTTGGGTTTAGCGGCAAAGTTGATACCAACATCCCGAAAGGTTTTCGGGGCTAACAAATTTAAGCGTGAGATTAAATCTGATGGAAAAAATCACTGACGTATTGAGCGAGTTAGGAAAAGTAACCTGCCGCGACCTTGCTGGATATTTCGACCTGCAACCACCTGAAATGCTGGCACGCCTTCTGGTGCTGGAGCGTGAAGGCAAGGCGCAGAACCTGAACGGCTACTGGATGCCTGGCGGAGATAAAACACCGTCTAGAGCGTCTCATAACCTCACGGCGATAGATATCAAGTTGCTCCAGTCTGTCCCGGTTGGTGTCTGGTTTGAGTGGCAGTCTCTGGTCGGCACTATCGATCGGCCGCACTACCGCTGCGGACGATTGCAAGAGGCGGGTTTCCTGAGTTCCAAAATCACCAACCCTGACAGTCCGTTTTACAGCATTAAATTTTGCAAACTCCGCGAGGTGGCTCAGTGAAATTACCTGTGTGCCCTGAGTGTGGGCTTTCTCCGGAATTTAGCTGGAAGAATTACACATTCGGTTCCTGTTCAGTTTCCCTGATGTGCCCGTATGAGCACCATCGCGTCGAGCATAGTTACTGGGCTGGTGGAAAAGCAAATGCCCGGAAGGCGATAGAGAAAAAATGGATAGCGGCGGTGAATAACAACGAGGTTAAAAATGGCTAAGAACTCAGTAGACGCTTACGGAGCCAGCGGCAAAAGCAACGTTCTGTTTTTCGAACCGGAAAAGCTGCACCTGGTGACTGATAAGACACACCCTCTTTACGACGAGCGCGTACACCTGCCGATCGACGAAGGGATGGTTCTGAACATCAAGGAGTTGGGTGTACTGGAGCCGATTATCGTCTGGAAAGACCCTGAAACGGGGCTCACCTGCGTGGTTGGAGGCCGTCAGCGCGTTAAACATACACTGGAGGCAAATAAACTCTTTCTGAAAGAAGGCAAAGACCCCCTGCTTGTTCCTGGGGTCGTTAAGCGCGGATCAGCAAATCAGATGGCTAAATACATGGTCAGCGAAAACGAAATTCGCCGACCTGATACACCGCTTGGCCGGGCTAAAAAAATGTCAGATGCACTCGACCGCGGGCTCGATGAGGACGACATTGCAGTGTTGTTTGGCTGCAGCGTGCAGACCGTTCGAGCAACGCTCTCCCTCCTCGATGCTACTCAGGCCGTCAGGGATGCGGTGGAATCTGGCACAGTCACCGTTACCCAGGCGCGTCAACTGGCATCACTGAAACCCGAAGAGCAGCGGGAAAAGGTAGCAGAAATCGAAGCGGCGACCGCAGGCACTACCGGTCATGAAAAAGCCCGCCGGCAGCGTGCCGTCCTGGGCGACAAAAAGTCGCGCCTAAAATCCCGTAAGGAAATCACAAAAGCCCTCGAAGGCGCCAGCGGTGAATACGCTGATGCTCTGCGCTGGGTGCTTGGGGAGGATGCAGCATGACTGATATCACCGAACTGGCGCAGAGCCTGAAAGCGGCAGCAGAGAAAGCAATCGCAGAAGAAGGTTCAACTTGGTGGAACGAAGAGCAACTGGCGAGCGACTATGGTCTTGCGCTGCATAGGACGGACGCTAAGTTCATCGCGTTAGCTAGTCACGAGAACGTGCTGGCGCTGGTAGAGGCGCTGGAGAAGGCGCAGCACGAAGCGGCGGTTGACTGGGAGGCGGCAGCGTCTCTGAACGTTGAAAACCAGGAATTAAAGCGCCGCATCGCCGAGCTGGAGTCCCGCACCGTCACCGCCGCCGCTGCTGATGTATTGGCAGAACGTCAGCGCCAGGTTGCGGCGGAGGGATGGACTGCTGAGCGCGATGATGGCTATCAAAATAGTGAGCTCGCTGATGCTGCGGCTTGTTACGCAATTCATGCACACAATCAGGGTTTTTCTACTCCAGCCCACTGGCCATGGTCGACCACGTGGTGGAAACAAACAAACCCACGGCGTGACCTGGTTAAAGCTGGCGCGTTAATTCTCGCGGAAATTGAGCGTTTAGACCGCGCCGCAGGCATCAAGTGGGAGGCTGAGTGATGGCACTGACACACGATGAACTCTGCCAGATAGCCTGCCGCTTTCTGCAAAACAACGGTTTCAAGGTGGCCTTTCATGACCGGTTCCGAGCATGGACGCCATACGGTGAGCAGGCTGATGCAATCGGCTTTCGCAATGGAGCCAGTTGTCTGATTGAGGCTAAATGCTCTCGTTCTGACTTGTTGGTCGACCGCAAGAAGCCTTTCCGTGTTGAACCCGAGAAGGGTATGGGAGACTGGCGTTTCATGATTAGTGAGCCGGGTATCGTAAACATTGAGGATTTGCAGCCTGGCTGGGGATTGCTTCACGTTGTCAAAGGTCGGGTTAAAAAGGTTCACGGCTGGCCTGGCAACTGGGAGTGGGTTAATCGGGACAGCAAGCCGTTTCAGGCTAACAAACAGGCGGAATGCGATTACATGTTTAGCGCGCTCCGTCGCATGGACTTACGCGGCCACCTCAAAGAAGTATACGACGGCGTGATAGTTAACCGGGCAGCAGAAGGAGCCAACCAATGACCAGCAAATTAACCAGAGAGCGTATCGAGCTAATCGCTAACTTTCATCGCGCAATGACGCTACCGCCATCTCACGATGAAATTGAAGAACTGGCGCGTATGGCGCTGGCCGCAATGGACTGCGAGCCGGTGGCGTGGATGGCTATTTATCACGGTGAGGCGTACGACGATGCGATCGGCATCACTCGCTCCGTTGTTGAAGCTCAAGTGGATCGTTTCGGCTGGGAGTATGGGTTGACGGAAATTATCCCGCTCTATCGCCACGCGCAGCCGGCGCCGGTAGTGCCGGAGGATATACCTGACAGCGTTTACGACATTCTCTGCCAGGCATGCGGTGGTAAAGCGTGGATGTATGAAGAAGCGCTTTGGAACGCCTGCCGCGCCGCTGTGCTCCAGGCTGGCAACTGCCGGGAAAATTCAAATTCGTCAACCAACAATTGTCGGGAAATCGCGGAAACGTCAACCAATCGCTCACGCGAGCATTTCATCTCCCTGTGTAATGAGTTCTGGAACTGGTCAGAAATGGACCTGGTATGCGCTGATGACCGGGGTTACGAGCTGAGAATGGAGTGGGACGGCAAGGTATTTAATCATCCAGTAACGCAGGCATTGTGGCGGATGTACCAGGCAGCGCCAGGAAACTCTCCGGTAATTCCGGGTGGTCTAATCGGTGCCGTTAACCGTCTGCTTGATAGCGACGGAAGTCGTGGCTGTTATAGCGCAATCTGTTGCGGTGATGCTCACGATGAAATAGAGCGCTTGCTCGCAGCCGTCCCTCAGGAGGTGAAGCCATAAAACGCAAACACGCTATTTGTTATCAACAAATCACAGGTTTGTATTTATGCGAATGATAACCAGGAAGAAACCAGCCTTCACCGAACTGTTCAACGCGGGAGTTCTTACCCGCATCGTTGCGGTAAAAAGCCCTGATGGCGGCGGATGGAGGTTGTTTGGTTTATGGCGTGATAAGGATATCGCGGTTTTTGTAGAGGCTGCTCGTGGTGGCGTTCGGGAGTGGTCAGGCCTGGACTACCTGGCTAACTTCTGCGGTAGCTGTGGAATTAGCCTCTGGGAGATTCACAGCAAGGTCGAACCCAAGTTACTTCAGTGATTATTAGCCCATCACCTTAAGCCCGCTTTTGCGGGTTTTCTTTTTCTGGCCTAGTAAATAGGGGCTTGCACACTACACAAAATGTGCATTCTTTGTCGCGGTAGTGTTTTCTGCTGATCCATTTAACATGCAATTAATTAAATTCTGAAATTGGCTGGATTCTTCTATCTGAGTGAAATAGGGGGTTGCGCCAGAGAAAAAATGTGAATGACTTTTTTATATTCGTAACTTTCATTTAAGATATTGAATTTATTGTTATTTGTGTTTTTTTGATTATTCTCTTCTATCCGTGAAAATAGGGTCTTGATGGACGATCTAAATATGTCATTGTATTCCAGAACGTCGCGAGTTCATTTTTAGCCATCACTGTACAGGAAAAGCAAAAACCACTAATTATGGAATATTCACAAGGTGCTAACTAATGAATGAGAAAGAGATTATTGAAGCAATTCGCATTCTGGGTCGTTATGTCATTGATAGCCTGCCTGGGGGGATTTTTGTTCTTACCCCAATGGAGGATGGGGAAATCATAAATACCGAGGAATCTCACAAGCAATGTAAAAGATTCTTCCGGAAGAAGAAAAGCTGATTTATACTTATCACTTCGGCTGAACACCGAACCTATCGCGCCATCACCGGAGTAAAGTGATGACGCAAAAACGCAGCAACGCTATTTTACGCCGTGCCTTTGTGCGCGGTGTTTCTGTTTGTCTGTCGCGCCAGGGCGGTGCGATATGAGCAAATCCAAAACTAAGGCTGAAAAGCTTCATCTTAGTCGCGTGGCCGCTATGGGCTGCGTCGTATGCCGCAACCTTGATTACGGTGAATCACCGGCAGAAATCCACCATTGCAGCTCTGGCACGGGCTTATCTGTCCGTGCTGACAACTTCCATGTAATCCCTCTATGCCACGCACATCACCGCACGGGCGGTCACGGCGTTGCTATTCATGCTGGCCGTAAATCATGGGAAGAAAAATTCGGTACTGAAAGCGAACTGCTGGCGCAGGTTCTTCAGGAGTTAGGGGAGATCAGCGCATGACCACCGCAGCTTACTACAACGAAATCGATCCTTTTGCAGCGCAATGGCTGCGCAATCTTATCGCCGGCGGTCACATCGCACCGGGCGAAGTTGACGAACGGAGTATTGAAGATGTCGCACCTGACGACCTCAGAGGATTTACCCAGTGCCACTTTTTCGCCGGTATCGGCGTCTGGTCCCATTCCCTCCGCCTCGCAGGATGGCATGACGATCGCCCGGTCTGGTCCGGATCCTGCCCGTGCCAGCCTTTCAGCGCGGCAGGCAAAGGAGATGGGTTTGCTGACGAGCGGCACCTCTGGCCCCACTTCTTCCATCTCATCAGCGAGCTCAGACCTCAGCATGTCTTTGGCGAACAGGTTGCAGCAGGTAACGCAAATGCATGGTTCGACCTTGTACAAGCAGACCTGGAAGGAATGGGATACACCTTCGGGCTTGTGCCGTTTACGTCAGCGGGCATCGGTGCGCCGCACATCAGAGAGCGGGCCTACTGGGTGGCCAACACCACAGGTCAACTACATCACGAATGCAACGACGGTGCAAATGAGTTCGGACGGTCGAGATACGCCGAACAAAATCGGCTGGGCGGGGAGCCTGTGCGGGCCCTTGAGGTTAACGGTTTTTGGCGAGATGCGGACTGGCTCTTTTGTCGAGATGGCAAATGGCGTCCAGTTGAACCCGGCACATTCCCGCTGGTTGATGGGGCTGCCGCACGCATGGGACGAGTCGAGTCCGGGGTGGCAAGAGTGGCAAGCAGCAACCGCGTCGGCCGCCTGAAGGGTTACGGTAACGCCATAAACGCCCAGGCAGCTGCAGCTTTCATTCGCGCTTATATGGAGGTCGCATGACATACCAACTCATCTACGTTGATCCACCATGGCAATACGGCAACAAAATCAGTAACGGCGCAGCCGTGAATCACTACGACACGATGAGCCTTGCTGAGCTTAAACATTTACCAGTATGGGAAGTGGCTGCTGACGATGCCGTATTAGCAATGTGGTACACCGGCACGCATACGGAAGAAGCGATCGAGCTGGCTGAAGCCTGGGGCTTTCGTATTCGCACGATGAAGGGTTTTACGTGGGTAAAACTCAACCAAAATGCAGAGCGGCGATTCAATAAGGCGATAGCCGGAGGTGAGCTGGTGGATTTCAACGATTTGCTTTCCATGCTCAACAGCGAGACACGGATGAACGGCGGCAACTACACCAGGGCAAACACTGAGGATTTGTTGATTGCTACCCGCGGTATTGGGCTGGAGCGCGTCAACGCATCGATCAAACAAGTTGTGTATTCATGCCTGGGCGAGCACAGCGAAAAGCCGTGGGAGGTTCGCCACCGGCTGGAGAAGCTTTACGGAGACGTATCACGCGTAGAGCTATTTGCGCGCGAATCCTGGCCTGGCTGGGACCGCTGGGGAAACCAGTGTGATAACTCCTTTGAAATTATCCCCGGACATATTTTTAAAAATGAGGTGAATGAATGATTAACCCTTCTGAGATTGGTAAGTCAGGTGAAATGGTTCGCCTCCGCACTCTGGAAAGTATCTGGATACAGGGAAAGCTGCGCATGTGGGGTCGCTGGTCATATATCGGGGGCGGTAGTGGTGGCAATATGTTTAACCAGCTACTGGCATCCGGGAAGATAACTAAAACGGCTATCAATGACGCTTTGCGCCGCATGAAAAAATCAGGGCTTACTAAGCCTGAGCTGGAAGCATTTTTAAAAGAAATCCTCGGGGGTAAGAATAAAAGCGGTCTGGCGTTTTGTTCTGATGAAGAAGCGCTGACCATCAATTCTGTGCTTGGGAAGATATTGGTTCGCTCGGGACATAAGAGGCTTTATGCGCTTATAGAAGACAGGTATATCAAGTGCCTCAGTAAAAAGGCGATGGCCCGCGACCTTAACGAAAAGCACCCCGAGTGGTGCCTGAGAACGTGTGAAAGTAGGATCGATGTTTGGCTTAATCTTGCAGAATCGATGCTTTACGCACCAATGTGTGACGCGTTTGGCGCAAATGTCGATAGATTTTACTTGCATTCTTGCGCGTAAAGTGCTTGAATTGTGATAGGCTCGGGACGTTAAAGCGAACTGAGCAACAGCAACATATTAACCCGCCACTAAGCGGGTTTTTTGGATCTTAAATGCTTGATTTCATAATTTCTATTCCTAATAAGATTGGGGAACATTTTGCAGCGATGACGACTCTCGTCTTTGTTGCCACGATTATAAAAATCGTTTTCCCATTTATTGGTTACTTGATAAATAGAGTATTTGAATATCGCACCTATAAGCGTTGGCTTAAGATTCCTGGTATGACTGAAGAGCGCGCTAGAACTGAAGCAAGAAATATCTGGCGGCCAAAGTCTAAACTTCCAAAATGGCTTTTAAAACTAAAAGAAAAACTCTTCCCTCCCAAATTTTTTTAAAGGGCCGCTGATGCGGCCTTTTTTATTCCTATCACAGCCTCCGTATTAATCGAAGGTGAGAGATCATGAAAATGAACAACCAGAACGAGAACATCGTTACCCATTTCTTTGGGTGGCTGGCCGCTGTCGCCTCAATGTTGGGGATAACTACCCAAGACATGGTTTATATCCTCTTTGGTTTTATCGGCGTGGTGATTTCTCTCGCGTCGTTTGTACTGGGTCGTATGGATGCAAGGAAAGAACGCAGCGAAGACAGCAAGCGAACGCAGTTGCTGGCTGATTATCTCCATGGTGTTCAGCAGAAACCGGTCCGTGAGCGTCCATCATCAGCAGAGGTGATCACCGAATCAATGAACAGGATAAACAACGATGGCGCAACTGACTAAAAAGGCCGGTGCTGCCGGTGTGGTTTGTTCTGTTGGCGCGATTATCGCAATCGTGCTGAATGCTGGTAACGTTCGGACCAACGAGCGTGGGCTTGAGCTGATTGGTAATGCTGAAGGTTGTCGGCGTGATCCGTATGTTTGCCCGGCTGCCGTTCTCACTGATGGCATCGGCAACACCCACGGCGTTAAAGCTGGCGTGCGTAAAACTGATAAGCAGATCGCCGCTGATTGGGAGCGAAACATCCTTGAGGCTGAGCGTTGCGTGAACACCTACGGCAATGGCCGGCAACTGAGCGACAACACGTTCGCTGCCGTCACGTCCATAACGTTTAACTGTGGATGTGCAACCATGAAGCAATCCACGTTATTTCGGTATCTGAAATCAGGGGAAACGGAAAAAGCCTGCAGCCAGTTTCCTCGCTGGGTATACGGTGATGGGAAAGTCCTCCCTGGCCTGGTGACACGTCGTGCAGAAGAGAAACAGCTCTGTTTGGACGGTGTGAAATGAGCCGCTTAACCGCAATTATCAGCGCAGTGGTGATTTGCCTGATAGTCAGCCTTGGGTGGCTGGCTAACCACTACCACGACAACGCCACCGAGTTCAAAAGGCAGCGCGACGAGAAGGTAAAGGCGCTCAACCTGGCGAACGACACCATCGCTGACATGCAGACTCGCCAGCGCGACGTCGCAGCGCTCGATGCCAAATACACGAAGGAATTAGCCGATGCAAAAGCTGAAAATGATGCTCTGCAGCGCAAGCTTGATAATGGTGGTCGGGTGCTCGTCAAAGGCAAGTGTCCAGTGTCAGCCACAACCCAAACCGCCGGCGCCGCCAGCATGGGCGATGATGCCACCGTCGAACTCTCTTCAGTTGCTGGACGAAACGTTCTCGGTATCCGGTCTGGAATCATCAGCGACCAGACAGCCCTGAGAGCACTGCAGGAATACATCACCACGCAGTGCCTGAAGTAGGGCATTACAGAGCCACTTCAAGAGGTGGCTCGATAATGTCAAGGCGAGGACAAAATTATGGCAACACCGGACTGGGAGGCCATCGAATCGGCATACCGGGCCGGGGTCCTTAGTCTCCGTGATATAGGCGATAAATACGGCGTTACTGAAGGTGCTATCAGGAAGAGAGCGAAAAAGTTTGAGTGGGTACGCAAGGCCAGTACGCAGGTACGCAAAAATGGTACGCAAAGCGGTACGCAAAAGAGCAAGGTGCGTACCAGCGAAAAGCCCGCCAGCGCTGGCCGTACGCAAAAAAGCACGCAACCAAAAGCCGAGCCTCCGCCAGATACGAAACCGATACGCGGAGTGCGTACCGATCCCCCAACTAACCCATTCCAACCCGGTAACCAGCAGGCGTTAAAGCACGGTGGTTACGCCCGCCGCCTTCTGCTCAAAGATGAGGTCATTGAAGACGCAAAAGCGTTGACACTCGAAGACGAATTATTTCGCCTTCGGGCTAACAACCTTGTCGCTGCAGAGAGTATTGGCCGGTGGTTGACCAAGCTGGAAGATCCTCAAGGGGGCCAGGAAAGAAAGGTGCTGATGGAAAATATCAGCGCCGCTGAGAAAGCGATGATGCGCAATACCGTTCGTATTGAGTCCATCGTCGGCACGCTTGCGACGGTAGGCAAAATATTTGCTGATACTGACTATCGCAAAGCCGCTACTGACAAAGTATCGCTGGAGGCTGATCGCCTGCGCCGTGATGCTGGTATTGATGATGGCAACGGAGAGCGCGACCTCAATGACTTCTACTCTGACATCCAGACCGACGTTAAATCCGGTTCTGAGGGGCTTTTGGACGACACAGGCGCGTAATAAGATCCTTTTCGGTGGCCGGTCATCGTCGAAGTCGTGGGATGCCGCGGGGATTGCAATATTCCTGGCAAATAAATACACCCTCCGTTTTTGCTGTGCTCGTCAAATCCAGAACAAAATAGAAGAGTCGGTGTATACCCTGCTCAAAATCCAGATTGACCGGTTTGGCCTGCGGCATCGTTTCCGCATTCTGAACAACAAAATCATTAACCGGGTTACCGGGTCTGAATTCGTGTTCTATGGGCTATGGCGCAACATTGAAGAGATTAAGTCTCTGGAAGGTATCAGCGTGCTGTGGCTTGAAGAGGCCCACGCTCTGACGGAATACCAGTGGAAGATACTGGAGCCTACTATCCGTAAAGAGGGCTCAGAGTGCTGGTTCATTTTCAACCCCGGACTGGTCACCGATTTTGTGTGGCGCAACTTTGTGGTCGATCCTCCAGAAGATACGCTGATACGCAAAATCAACTACGACGAAAACCCGTTTTTGTCCGACACCATGCTGAAGGTTATCGAAGCAGCCAGACGTCGTGACCCTGACGGGTTTAAGCACGTTTACGAGGGTGTGCCTGAATCAGATGACGACGCGGCCATTATCAAACTGTCATGGATAGAGGCTGCTGTTGATGCGCATAAGGTACTTAACTTCGATCCCAGCGGTCGCAAGCGTATTGGTTTCGACGTTGCTGATAGCGGCGCGGATAAGTGCGCTAACGTCTATCGCCACGGGTCAGTCGTGTACTGGGCTGATGAATGGAAGGCTAAAGAGGACGAATTGCTTAAGAGTTGCCAGCGCACATACCAGGCAGCCCTGGAGCGTGATGCGGATATCGTGTACGACTCGATAGGGGTGGGCGCTTCCGCCGGTGCCAAATTCTCAGAGATAAACGAGGATCGGAAGCGTGAGAACATGAACGCTTCACGCATTAACTACCAGCGATTCAATGCTGGTGCTGGCGTGAACGAGCCGGACAATGAATATATTGGCATCCCGAACAAAGACTTTTTCGCCAACCTAAAAGCGCAAGCCTGGTGGTTGGTGGCCGACCGCTTTCGTAACACCTTCAACGCCATAAACAATGGTGAGCAGTATCCGGTAGACGAGCTGATAAGTATTGATTCAGCCTGCCCGTTACTGGAGAAGCTAAAGCTGGAGCTGACTACCCCGCATCGCGATTTTGACAAAAACGGGCGCGTGATGGTGGAGAGCAAAAAGGACCTGGCAAAGCGTGATGTGCCATCGCCGAACGTGGCCGATGCCTTCATCATGGCGTTCGCTCCTACCGATACAGCTATGGATATCTGGGAAGCGCTGGGGAACAGCTAAACACCCGGAAATAACCGCTTCGAGAAAAATAAACTCTATTCACTTTTCGACCCTGTTTATGCATGTTTTATTCACGCGCTTTTAGCCACTTATCCCAGATAAATAAGCCTTTGGCGGACATTTCATCATGGGAGGGATCCGGCTGGTGCGGGTAACAGTCATTATGTTAAATCGGGCCGTTTTTTAACAAATTATCTGATCCGTCACGGGTATCGAAAAACCGGAGCATTATCGCCATGGCGAAAAAAACGGGACGAGTCGCCACGGCGGATTCGTACGATAACTTTATGGCCCGCGTCGGCATGCAGCAGCCTAATCAGCATGCCGCATCGACCTACCGGGCGAACTATACCAGCCGTAACCGGCTGCTGATTGAATATGCGTACCGCTCCTCCTGGATTATTGGCGCTGCTGTCGATTCGAAAGCGGATGATATGACCAAAAAGGGTGTGCGTATCACCAGCGAGATTGACCCAAAACGGCGTGGCGTCCTGGAGTCGAAATTTGATGAGTTACAGTTGTGGGACTGCATCAATGAGGCGTTGAAGTGGTCCCGGCTATATGGCGGGGCTGTTGCACTGATCCTCATTGAAGGGCAGGCACCGTTAACGCCTTTGATTTTGGATAAGGTCGGCAAGGGAAGTTTCAAAGGACTGGCCGTCCTCGACCGCTGGATGATTAATCCGCAACTGACCAGACGCATAAAAGCGCTTGGGCCTAACCTCGGTAAGCCAGAGTTCTACGATATTGTAACGACAGCGCAGGGGCTGCCTGCCTGGACAGTTCATCACAGTCGCCTGATCCGGATGGATGGTGTGAAGTTGCCTTACCAGCAGAAAATCACCGAAAACGAATGGGGCATGTCCATTGTAGAGCGCATTTTCGACCGTCTGACATCCTACGATAGTACCAGTGTCGGCGCGGCCCAGCTGGCGTATAAGGCACATCTGCGGACAGTTAAGATTAAAAAGTTACGTGAAATTATCGCTTTGGGCGGCAAGCCTTTCGAAGCGCTGATCAAGAACATGGAAATGGTCCGCCAGTTCCAGACGAATGAGGGGATGTCCCTCTTTGATTTGGAGGATGAATTTGAAACTCATTCTTATTCTTTCGCGGGCCTCTCTGACCTTCTGGGGGAATTTAAAGAGGATATCGCGGGGGCTGTTGGCATTCCTCTTGTCCGTCTGTTCCGCCAGTCCCCGAAGGGTTTTTCAACCGGTGATGCTGACCTCGCGAACTACTACGACGACGTGGGAACGCTTCAGGAGCGAGATTTACGGCCTCACATCCGCCTGCTATTCGATGTACTGCATCGCTCTGAGTTTGGCGAGCCGTTGCCGGAAGATTTCACCTTTGAGTTTAACCCCCTGTGGCAGATGAGCGACACCGATCGCTCTACGGTGGCGACTAACACGACTACCGCTCTGGCAACTGCTGTGCGTGATCTGGGAATGTCACCGGCTGCCGCGCTGACCGATTTGCGCGAACTGGCGGACGTTACCGGCATCGGTGCTTCAATTAGTGATGAGGATATCCAGAATGCGGCGAAACAGTGGGAGGAGATTGAATCTCAAACCGAACCTCCGCCGCCGGTCGGAGCGCCAGTATCAGAAAAGCCTACTGGCGATAGTCGACCAGATAAATCAGATCGTCACCGGTTCATACGATGGTTCACAGGCAAGCGCTGACAATATCGCTAAGTCTCTGATTGACTACTCTGGGGTAATTGACGTCTGGGCTGAAATGGTCGGCAAGAGGATGTTCGCCCAGGTGGAGCAGGAAGAGTGGAATCAATGGCGGTCTGTCTCTGAAGAGATTTCGGTAGGGCTGCGCGATGTAGTCAGTAATACCCCGATCGGCATGGTGGCTCAGGATATTGTCTACCGCCAGATTCGCTATATGAAGTCCCTGCCATTAGAGGCCGCCGGTCGCGTAAGAGATATTCAGGAGCGCGCCATACAGGCGGTCATCAACGGAGAACGTCCGGACCAACTGTACGAGATGATCATGCAGTCCGGAGACGTAGCAGCCAGCAGGGCACGCATGATAGCCCGAACGGAGATTGGCCGTGCTACCGGAGCATTGACGCAGGCGCGAGCGCTAGCCGTTGGCTCTGAGGGCTACTGGTGGCGAATTGAAGGTGCTGGTACCCGTCCATCTCACCGCAAGATGAAAGATAAGTTTGTGCGTTGGGATAACCCGCCGACGCTCGACGGGATGACAGGCCATGCAGGATGCCTACCGAACTGCAAATGCTGGTCAGAGGTACAAATCCCCGAACCAACAAAATAACGAGTCGCCAATGAGCGGCTTTTTTATTGCCCGCACTTCAGCAGGTAAATCATGAAATATTTCTTCAAAACCCGCCTGGGGAACACGCGATTCCAGCTTGCTGACGGCTCAGTGTTGTTTAAAGACGTGCCGATAGGGCGTACAGGCGAACAAGAGTACGACAAAACCGAGCGGCCAGAGCTAACCCCTGACGTGCGCGGGAAGATTATCGTACGGCGGACGCCTGAAGAGGTGTTCAGTGAGCGATCCATTGCTTCTTTCGAAGGTATGGCCGTAACGATTGGTCACCCTCGTGATTTCAATGGCGACATTATTTTTGTAGCCCCGGAGAACTGGCGGCTATTAGCACACGGGCACATTCAGAACGTACGCCGTGGAGATGGCGATAAGTCAGACCTGCTACTGGCAGACGTCATTGTTAAAAGCCCAGAAGGGCTTCAGGCCATTGATGCTGGCGATGACGAGGTTAGCTGTGGGTACGATGCTGACTACGAAGAAATCTCACCCGGTCTCGCAATTCAGTCTGCGATAACCGGTAACCATCTGGCCCTTGTCCCAAACGGGCGGGCCGGTTTCCGTTGTAAAATAGGGGATGCTATGCCTAGCACAACTAAAAACTGGTTTACCCGGCTCATGAAGGCCCGTAAAACCAACGACGCTGCCGAAATGGCAAATCTTGTTGATAACGCACCTGAAAGTGTGACGGGTGATGACGACGTGAGTGCTTCACTTACTCCTGCCGGGGTGGTGATCAATCTTTCTCCGCAAAGCCCGTTACCTGCACCTACCCTGCCTGGAACAGGTGATGCAGATGAAGAAATTCCCGCATGGGGAAAGGCGCTGATCGAGGCAGTGGCTAAGCTTTCTCCGTCATCTACAACGGGTGATGCAGACGAAGATGATGAAGAGAAGGACGAAAAAGAGGGGGCCGTTACCGGTGACGCCGCTTATCGTGCCGATCTGATTCAGCCCGGTATCCAGTTACCATCTTCGGCAAAACCGACCGCGTTCAAGCGCTCTGTGCTGGCAACCGCTGATCAGGTGATGGTGCGCTCTATTGTGGGCGATGCTGATATCACTAAACTGAAAAAAGCCACCGTGGATATGGCCTTTACGGCTGTCTCTGAACTGGCGAAAAACCGCAATACCGCAGCCAAAACCACTGACGGTTTCCGCTCTATCAACTCCAACACCACCAAAACCATCGCGGAGATTAACGCCGCCGCGAAGGAAATCTGGGCTAAACACTAACGGGGCATTCAATGGATAACACGTTTCTTTACCGGATGCCTGCAGGCATCGCCGGCGCAATCTCTCGTCCGCAGGATCTGACGGTTGAACCTCAGACGCTGGACAGCACAAAGGCATTCGCCGCGTACGGTCTTGCCGGGAAGTTTTCGGCAGGTAAGTTTGTGCCGATTGAGGCGGCTGATACGGCTTCTGTTGTGGTGGGTATTTATGTTCGTCCTTACCCAACTACAAATCAGCCCGACAAGGTGCGCCAGATCGGAAGTGGCTTTAACTTCGCGGGCGACTGCATGAAGCGTGGTTATGTCACGGTCAACCTCGGTGCTGATGCCAGTGCTGTAACGCTTGGCGGGGCTGTTTTTATGCGCGTGGCTACACCGACAGCATCAAGTCCGCTGGGTGCATTCCTGGCCGCCGCTGACAGCACGAATACCGTGCAGATCACCAACGCTTACTTCAATGGCCCTGGCGACACGAAAGGCAACATTGAACTGGCCTTTAATATTTAAGGAAATCGCAAATGCCAATGACATTTGACCAGGCAACAGTCGACAGTTCTGGTGCCTTTCTCATCGGAGAACTGGAGCGCCTCGACCAGACGCTGAATCTGCCGCTGACCTCGCAGACGTGGAGTCGCGATATTCAGTTGCGTGAAGACGTGTCTATCGCTGACGAAATTAGTTCTTTCACCAACACCACCTTTGCTGCGGCTGGCACGCCTAATGCCAACGGTAAGAACTGGATCAGCCCGCTGGCAACAGCAATTGCCGGTATCAATGTTGATATCGAGAAGAAAGGCTTCCCGCTCGAATTGTGGGGCATGGAGCTTGGCTGGACCATTATTGAGCTTAATGCTGCAGCGCAGGTAGGTCGCCCCATCGACACCCAGAAATACGATGGTATGCAGCTGAAGTGGAATATGGACACCGATGAGCAGGTTTATATCGGTGACTCGGCGAAAGGTGCTAAAGGACTGCTTAACCTGTCTCAGGTGACACCGACCAACGCGACCAAAACGTGGGCCACTTCCACTGCTGACGAAATCCGCGCCAGCATTAACCAGGTGCTGAGCAATGCATGGGCCCGTTCCGCTTACTCCAAAGTGCCGGAAGATTTGCTGATCCCGCCTGAGCAGTATTCGTTCATTGCTAGCACCATCGTATCCAGCGCCGGTAACCAGTCTCTGCTGACCTACCTGGAAACGAACACTATCGCCTACCACCAGAACGGCAAGCCGCTGAACATTCGTCCGGTTAAATGGATGAAAGGTCGCGGTGTGGGCGGTACTGATCGCATGGTCGCCTACACCAACGATAAGAAGTTTGTTCGCTTCCCGATGGTTCCGCTGCAGAGCGTCCCGATCCAGTATCGCGGCCTGTATCAGCTGGTGACCTATTACGGCAAGCTGGGTGCGGTTGAGCCGGTTTACCCGGAAACACTGAACTACATGGATGGCATTTAATCCAGGCATAGCCCCTTCACAGGGGCTTTTTTCTAAGGAATACCGATGAAGAAAATCTATGTACTGACCGCGTTCAATTTCAACGACGGTGCGAAAATCACGCCATTCGCTGCAGGCTTCCATGATGTTGATGACGCAGTGGCAGAGCACTGGTTTGTAAAAGCGCATTGCTCACCAGATGGCGAAGCGCCGGCGGTGGTTGATGATCCTCGCATTGCCGAACTGGAAGCGCAGATCGTAGAGAAAGGTGCGCGTATTGCCGAACTGGAAGCGCAGTTGCTGGGGACCGCAGCCAATGGCAAGAAATCAAAGTCTACCGACGCCTGAGAAGTTCAGGGTAGCATTCCCGCAGTTCGCTGACGAAACAAAGTACCCAACCACAATGATTCAGGCGCAGCTTGCTCTCGCTGATGTCCTGCTGAGTGAATCGCGTTTTGGTGAGGATATTTTCCCCTATGTTGTTGGCTTGTATGTCGCGCACTACCTGTACCTGTACGCCGCTGATATGCGTGGCGTTGCTGTGGGGACTGCTGGTGGTGCAAATAGCGGCGTACAGACCTCAAAGTCAGTGGATAAGGTTTCGGTAAGTTACGATGCCAGCGCGACGCTGGACCCGAATGCGGGCTTCTGGAATAACTCCCGGTACGGTTCTGAGTTCTGGGAATATCTGATGATTTTCGGTGCGGGAGCAGTTCAATTGGGGACGCCGTAATGAAAAGCGGACTCACGATACGCTCTGACAATTACGCCGATGTTCTCGACGCACTGAATAAGCTATCTGGCACCGATGTGCTGGTGGGCATTCCCGCCGGCCCTCCACGTGAAGATTCCCCACTGAGTAATGCCGAAATTGGTTACCTGCAGTCCACCGGGGCGACCGTGGAGATTGACGGCGAGATTGTCACGCTTCCGCCACGCCCTTTTCTCGATATGGGTATAGAGGATTCTCGGGATAAAACCACCGCACGGCTGAAGCTTGCCGCACAGGCTGCGCTTGAGGGGAATTCTGGTGTGGCAGAGCAGCATCTTGAAGCCGCTGGACAGATTGCCAGCGTAGCCTCTCAGGCAGTTATAGGTGCTGGTGACCGTCTGGAGCCATTGTCCGAGAAAACGAAGGCCAAGCGTCGTAAGAACGGGCAGGACTTCAAGCCGTTGTATGACACACACAGCCTGATGAACTCAATCACCTACGTCGTAAGGAAAAAATAATGCCTTCTCTCGATGTGACAGAGGTTCTTCTGGACCCGGATTTTGTCGATCTGACGCTGGTATGTCACCGGCAGGTGCAGACGGTTGACGAAGATAATTTCCCGATCAATACGCCGCAGGATATCCCGTTCTCCGGGGTGGTGACTGTTGACCGCTCTCTGGAAGCTAAACGTATGGCCGCCGGACAGAACATCAACGGCGCAATCCTCATCGTGACTCAGTTCAGGCTTACGCAGGGCCAGCCTGGACTAGATGCTGACACCGTGACCTACCAGGGACGCGACTATCGCGTGACGTTTGTCGATCCGTATACGGCCTACGGCGCCGGATTCGTCCAGGCACATTGCGAGCTTCTGGAATTCGACGGGGGAACGCCAATTGAGTAACGACAGCACAACGGCGGGTTATCTGACTCCCGTCGGTGACTCACCGCCCTACGATGAAGATCTGGAAAGGCTAATCAGCCGCTGGATACGGGGTGTGACCGGGCTGGCTGCCGCGCTGGTTTACCCGCGGTGGACCGACCCGCAAAAGCAAATACCCAAAAACGGCACTACCTGGTGCGCGTTCGGTATCACCGGTGTTCAGGAGGACTTCAACCCGGCGTACGTGCAGGGCGAAGAGAACACCGAGCAATGGTCGCATGAGACCGTGAGCCTGATTCTGTGCTTCTACGGCCCACAGGGGTCGGCGATGGCCACGCGCTTTCGTGACGGTCTGCTGGTGTCGCAGAACAATGACGAGCTGAACCGGGTCGGGCTCACCTTCCTGCAGCATGGGAGGATCCTCAACCTCCCCGAACTCATCAATAACCAGTGGGTGCGCCGGTACGATATCAGCGTTGACCTGCGCCGCAAAATCATCCGCCAGTACGGCATTCAATCGCTGGTCGACGCACCAGTGCAATTTTTTGGAGATTAAAACATGGCACAGGGCTTACCTGTTTCCAATGTCGTTAACGTTGACGTCATCATGTCACCGGTAGCGGCAACGGGGCGAAACTTCGGTGCGCTCCTCATTCTGGGAACCTCTACTGTTATTCCGGTGACCGAGCGCATTCGCCAGTATTCGGCCATTGAAGATATCGGCGATGATTTTGGCGTTGACTCTCCGGAATACGAAGCGGCGACCATCTTCTTTTCACAGTCACCAAAACCGACGCTGGTCTATATCGGACGCTGGGCGAAGACGCTGGCGGAAGGTGAAGAGGGCGCGGTTGAAACGCTGCTGCAGGCGGTTAATGCTTCGCTGCAATATACCAACTGGTATGGGCTGGCGATTGCCGACAGCGCCGATCTGGTTGAGGCTGACGTGATTTCCGTCGCCGCGGCGATCGAGGCATCCAGCCTTAGCCGCATTCTGGCCGTTACCACTGATGATGTGAACGTGCTGGTGGCAGGCAATACCGACAATATCGGCTACAAGCTGAAAGCCGCGGGTTATGGACGTACATTCTGGCAGTACAGCTCCAGCAGCAAATACGCCGCTATCTCGGCCTTTGGTCGCGCGTTCACGGTGAACTTCACCGGCAACAACACCACGATCACCCTGAAATTCAAAACCGAGCCTGGTGTGACGTACGAGACGCTGACGACCACACAGGCAGCCGCTATTGATTCCATTAACGGTAACGTCTACGTCTACTACGCCAACGATACGGCGATTATCCAGCAGGGCGTGATGGCGAACGGTGACTTCTTCGACGAGCGCCACGGCCTGGACTGGCTGCAGAACTACGTACAGACCAACCTCTATAACCTGCTGTACACCTCGGCTACCAAAATCCCGCAGACCGACGCGGGCGTTACCCGGCTAATGACCAATGTCGAAGCATCGCTTGACCAGGCGGTTAATAACGGTCTGGTGGCACCGGGTGTGTGGAACGGCGGCCCGATTGGACAGATTCAGTCCGGTGACACACTGACGAAGGGGTACTACGTCTACGCAGATGCAGTATCCAGTCAGGCGCAGTCTGACCGTGAAGCGCGGAAGTCGCCGGTGATTCAGGCGGCGATCAAACTGGCGGGCGCTATTCACTATGGCGACGTACAGATCAACGTGGTTCGTTAAGGGGGAATAAATGGGAAACACTTACAGTTTTATTGACGTCTCGGCCTCCCTTACCGGTCCGACCGGCAGTATCGATCTGGGCTATGGCTCGGCGAACTCCGAAGAGGGCATCACGGTCACTATGACCGAGGCAAAAAACACCATGACCGTCGGCGCTGATGGTGAGGTGATGCACAGCCTACACGCCGGTAAGAGCGGCACCATCACGGTAACCCTGTTAAAAGCCTCCCCGGTGAACAAAAAACTGTCGTTGATGTATAACGCACAGAGCCAGTCCTCAGCTACCTGGGGAAACAACGTTATTGTCGTGCGCAATAAGGCATCAGGCGATATCTCTACCGCGCGATCCTGCGCATTCCAGAAACAGCCAGACCATTCCAACGCGAAAGTGGGTAACACCGTTTCGTGGGTCTTTGATTGCGGCAAGATTGACCAGTTACTGGGGGAGTTTTAACAGATGGAATTTCAAATCAAAGGCGTTAACTATCGCTCCGCCAAACTCGATGTTTTCCAGCAGTTGAAGGTCAGCCGTAAACTTCTGCCGGTCCTGGCCGGGCTGGTTAGTGAGTTTTCGACGCTGAAGGCACAGGCTGTTGCCGGGAACTCTGGTGCTGTAGTGGAAAGTGTGCTGCCGAAAATCGCCGACACGCTGGCGGCATTGCCGGATGAGGACGTTAACGCGGTGATTTATCCGTGCCTGGGCGTCGTTTCCCGCCAGCATGAAAAGGGATGGGTGAAAGTCTTCGATCAGGGCGTGCTGATGTTCGACGACATCGACCTGTTCACGATGCTGCAGCTGGTGGCGCGGGTGGTCGCCGACAGCCTGGGAAATTTTTTGAAAGAACTCCCCGCCAGCGAGACGCCCACCCCGCCAGCGGCCTGACGCTTGAGTCCTTACCTGAAGGCGAAAGCTTCCTGATGCGCCCGGTGGAAGCCGGGTATATCCCCTATACCGCACTGAAGGACGGGTCAGTCGACCTGGCTGACATTGCCCGCATGAATGACTGGCTGGACCTCAAAGCCGATAACGACTACCGCATAGCGAAATGGAGAGAGGACAATGAACGCTGATACGCTCAAGGACTTTCTGATCTCGCTTGGGTTCAAAGTCGATGAGGCTGGCGCCAGAAAATTTGATGCCGTGGTTGCCGGGACGACGCTTAAGGCGATTGAGCTTGGTACCAAAGTTGAACTGGCTGCTGCTTCAGTGGTGGCGTTTACCGCCAAAATCGGCAGCAGCCTCGATAACCTGTACTGGGCTTCCCAGCGCACCGGCGCAACGGTGCAGGGCATCAAACAGATAGGGTATGCTGTCAGCCAGATGGGCGGCAGCGTGGACGCCGCCCGCGGCTCCCTCGAAAACCTGTCAAGGTTCGTGCGTAACAACCCCGGCGCCGAAGGATTCCTTAACCGCCTGGGCGTTCAGACCCGCGATGCTAAAGGCAATATGCGGGATATGGCGACGATCTTTACCGGTGTCGGCCAACGGCTCAGCAGCATGCCGTACTACCGTGCTAACCAGTACGCTCAGATGCTGGGAATTGATGAAAATACCCTGATGGCTATGCGTCGCGGTATCGGCCAGTTCAGCGCCGAATATACCGCAATGGCGAAGGCGATCGGCTACAACGCCGACGCGGCTGCCGTCAGCTCAAACAAGTTCATGACGTCGCTGCGTTCGTTCGGCGAAATGGCTGGCATGGCACGGGACAAAATCGGCTCTAACCTGGCCGATGGCCTGGCGGGGTCGCTGGATCGGCTGCGTCGCCAGATTCTGGATAACTTCCCGAAAATCGAAGGGGCAATCACCGCGACGGTTAAGGGCATCCTATGGGCTGGCGAAATGGTGGGGAGAGTAATTTACCGCCTCATTCAGTTGGGACAAAGTATCAGCAGCTGGTGGGATTCTCTCGATCAACAGTCGCAGGAGCTGATAGAGCTGCTGGGTGCGCTGACTGCCGCGTGGTGGCTACTGAACCGCGCAATGCTGGCGTCGCCGATTACGTGGGTTCTCGGTCTTGCGGCCGCGATAGCGTTGCTTTGGGAGGATTACCAAACCTGGAAGGAAGGCGGTAAAAGCCTCATCGACTGGGGGAAATGGAAGCCTGAAGTTGATGCAGCAGTGAAGTTGGTGGGCGACCTGAAGAAAACGGTCACTGATCTGGGAATGGCACTGGCGAAGCTGCTGAATATCGATCCTAAATCGTGGTCTCTGAAATGGGACTTCAGCAACTTTATTACCCAGATGGGCGAATTCAGCAAAATGCTGAGCCTGATTGGTGACCTGCTGAATGCCATCAAAGACGGCCGCTGGTCGGACGCTGCCAGTATCGGTAAAGCGCTGCTCAAACAGGGGAGCGATCAGCCAGATGCATTGCCTGGCGTAACCAGCAGTGCCGTTAATGCTCGGGGTAAGGTCCTCGGTTTCTGGGAGGAGGTAAAATCCCGATTCAGTGACGGCGGCTGGTATCAGCACGAGCAGAAAACTCTTGCCGATCGGAACAATAATCCGGGGAATATTCGACCTGTAGGAGGTGGAGGCTTCCGGAGCTTTGGATCTGCGCTTGAAGGCTGGGCGGCAATGAAAAACCAGCTGATGCGCTACTTCACAGGGAAAACCACCGGCCGCCGCCTGCAAACCATCATGGATATCGTCAGCACCTGGGCGCCCGCGGGAGACAATAACGACCCGCAGCAGTACGCCAGGCAGGTAGCCGGGTGGATGGGCGTATCGCCTACGGCAGCGCTTAACCTGTCCGACCCGAATACGATGGGGGCTCTGATGCAGTCTATGGCCCGCAAGGAGGGCTATTCAAACTGGAATAGCCCACTGGCTCATCAGGCGGCAGGGGCAACGGTGAACCAGAATACTGTTATCAATATCTCTGGCGTGAGCGACCCGCGCGAGGCAGGTAAAATTGTTGCTGATAACCAGAGCAACGTTAGCGCCCGTACGACTCAGCAACTGGCGAGGGGGCCGAGCTGATGGATATTCTCTCTACGCTGTTCCAGCAGCGGACCCGGCGAATTGGCCTGATGATCCCCGACGTGGTGGTTACCGAACGGCATAGCGATGCACTGGAAATAACCGAGCACCCGGTGGAAAGGGCAACCACCGCCGGGACCGGGTTTATCTCCGATCACGCCTATCGCCGACCATCAGAAGTCGTAATGGAGACTGGCTTTGCTGGTGGTGGTTCACTGCTGGATTTCTACGATACCCGCAACATTGGGTTATCGACGCCCCTTAACAGCATGGGGCCAAAGGAAGTTTATGCAGAGCTTCTAAAAATGCAGCGGGAAAGGCAACTACTCGACGTAACCACAGGTAAGCGGCTGTATACCAATATGGTAATTCGCTCCCTCGATGTGACTACCGATCGCGCCAGTGAGAATGTCCTGATGGCGACCATTACGCTAAGGGAGGTCATCACCACTCAGACGCAGACAGTCAGCGTGGCCACAAAGGAAAACATGAAAGAGGGGGCTAATACCTCGGCAGTCCAAAACTCAGGCGTGAAAACTCCAACGCCTAAGGATGAGTCATTACTAAGCCGGGGTGTACGTTTCTTCACCGGAGGTTAAATGTCTGTATCAGAAATCCCGTTGTCACCCGACAACCAGCAGTTCGCGGTTGCGCTGGCGGGTCAGAGCTTTCAAATGGCTATAACCTGGCGGGCGGTGTTCTGGTGTCTGGATATCATGGACAGTGCCGGCGCCGACCTGATTAAGGGCATACCCCTGATCACCGGCGCCGACCTGCTGACGCAGTATCGCTTTCTTGGTCTGGGGTTTTCGCTCTATGTCGTCTGTGATGACCCAGCGAACGACAATCCGACGGAAACAGACCTCGGAATCAAAAGCCATCTTTACGTGGTAACGGAGTAATTATGTCACAAAACTGGATGCGGCATTTCGAGCTGCAACTTATCGATGATAAAGGCGACGGGATTTCGCTGTCAGATTTCAAAGTGACGTTTAACATCCAGAAGATGCCCGCCACCATATTTAATGGTTTTGTGGGTAACTTCAAAATTTACAATCTGGCATCAGAAACCCAGAACCGAATAATGGGAAAGGAATTTACCCGTATAAGGTGCATCGCCGGCTATAACGGCATTGCTGACGAGAGCGGGGAGTATCCCGATAAAAACATCGGAATGATTTTCAATGGCGATATTCGGTTTACTATCACCGGCAAGGAAAACGTAACCGACAGCTGGGTGCTCATTCAGTGTATCGACGGCTGGGAAGGGCATCTGAACGCCAGCGTAAAAACGACTGTAGCGGCTGGCTGGAAGCATGCAGACCTGTTTGACCTCGGAATGCAGACCCTGAGCCCTTACGGCATATCTGAAGGCAGTAGGCCGGACTTTGGCGCGACCGTTTTCCCCCGCGGGCGCACTATCTACCAGAATACCGGACGCCTGATGTACAGCCTGGCGGGTCAGTGCAAAGCCAACTGGTGGTACGAAAACAACCAGGTGCATATCGTTCCTGAAGATAAATATATTCAGGAGGCGATCGTGCTCAACGCCGATACCGGCCTGATTGGCATGCCGCAGCAGACAATGGGCGCCGGCGTCAACGTCCGTTGCCTGATAAACCCGAACATTAAGTTGGGCGGCCTTATCCGGCTGGATCAGGCGTCGGTGTACCGTGTGGCTCTTGGTAACGACCAGATTGGACAGTCGCCAGGGACCCTGGGCGAAAGTACCACAGACGGCAATATCTATGTCGACGGGATGCCAGGTGCGCAGCTAGCCGCAATCAATACCGATGGTGATTACATTGTCGGCAGCATTGACTATACTGGCGATACTCGCGGGCAGCCATGGTATATGGACCTGCTGTGTCTGGCGAAGGGGGCTGCTGAGCTACAATCTGTAAGCACGTTAAATAAGGTGGGATGATGAAAGGCTGGGAATTGTTGCTTGGCGTCACTTTGTTTTATTCCTGCGGTGCATTTTCCGCTACGCAGTGTGGGCCCTTTCTGTTGAAGGGTGAAAGCGATGGGTTGATGCATATCAACGGCCAGGCTCCAGCAACTCAGAAAATGTCATTTTTTAAGCAAAAAAACGATTTCGATAACGTCATGATGCAATGGATGCTTCCTGACGCCAACACTGGCCGCTGGCTCGGTCTCGATTACGTTAAGCGCAACGGCAAAGCCATCCTTAATGTTGAAGTCGTTCGTAAAAATATGGATGATCCCCGGCAATTTTGGACCTATGATTGCAAGCGTATAAAATGATTGTTACATAACGGATTGCGTTTGGTCGGAGGTTATAAATGGCGGTCAGTACAGGGAAGAAAATTGTTTTGGCTGTTATTGTTGTCGTTGGATATTTAATCGGCAACCACTCGAACGATAGTAAAAAGTATGAAGAACTAAAAAACAAGGAGCCATCATCCCTGAGCGAGGATGATAAGTCGTTTATTAAAACGATTGAGGATGGGCGGGCGAAAGCCGAAGCTGAGCGACGCGACTACCAGAAAGAACAGGCAGCCGAGAAGGAAAAGGCAAAACCAAAACCTTTATCGGAAAAAGTTTTGCTGCAAAATGATGTGATATTTACATGCAAAGATATTGCAAGAAATTCTCTCAACTATCCTGATTCTTTTGAAGTTGAAAATACCAATAGCGGTGTAGATAACCAAAATGGAAAGCAAGTCTATTACTTCACTCTTGATTATTCTGGGGTTAATGCTTTCAATGTCCGAGGCTCACACACTATTGAGTGCTATGGGACCATAGGTGACCCATCGCACAGTGTAACTTATAGAACATTCAACTAACCCGCTCTGGCGGGTTTTTTAATGCCTGGAGTAAACCAAATGCCCGTAGCACTAAACTCCCAGCTCGGCAGCAAAGAGCAGGCCGACGCACAGCTGGCGCAGGCGATTATGTCCGCGATGCGCGTATCCATTCCCGGCATCATCCAGTTGTTTGATCCTGACACCGTCACCGCCGTTATTCAGCCCGCGATTAAAGGTGTCGAACATGATGTTTCTGGCGCAGAGGTATCCGTAAACCTGCCGCTGCTGGTGGACGTTCCTGTCGTCTTCCCCCGCGGTGGTGGTTGTACGCTGACATTTCCCGTTAAAGAAGGCGATGAGTGCCTGGTTATCTTTGCCGACCGCTGTATTGATTTCTGGTGGCAGAACGGGGGCATACAGGAGCCAGTAGACGGGCGTATGCATGATTTATCCGATGCGTTCTGTATCGTGGGGCCGCAATCGCAGGCTAAGAAAATCGGCGGCATCAGCACCAGCGCGGTAGAGCTGCGCAGCGATGATGGCTCAGTGAAGCTGGCCCTCAATCCCGCCAGCGGAGCAATCAGCGGTACGGCGCCGGGAGGGTTTAACCTGAACGGCCTTAAGATTTTGCCTGACGGACGCCTGCAGCTGGTGGATGGCTCAATCGTTGATAAGCATACGCATGGTGGCGTTGAATCTGGTGGGAGCAATACAGCTCCGCTGGGAGGGTAGTTACCGCTGGCGAATAAAATTGCCCAGTACGGCAATAAAAAATAACTTCCCGTTATCGGGAAAAACAAAACCCCGACTGTTGCAAGCAGTGCGGGGTTTTTTATGTCCAACGTTACCGTTACTAACGAGGAACCTGTGATTGATTTTAGCAAACTGATACGGGAGTTGCGAGTCATGGGCGAAAAATTACCCAACTGGAAATTCCTTTTGATATGGGCTGTTTTCTTCTTGTTCGGCCTATCAAGCGTGATTAGCGCAGTGCGCTGGTGGTGAGGGATGCGATACCGAAGAGAAGATAACGACGGTGATTACACCTTCGGTCAGGGTGATGATACCTGGCTGGTGAACTCTCCTGAGGCCGTAGCGCAGGCCATTAAAACGCGATTTCTGCTCTGGTACGGTCAGTGGTTCCTCGATACCACAGAGGGAACACCCTGGATTCAGTCAGTCCTCGGAAAACAACGACCAGATACCTACAACCTGGCTATCCGCCGGCGCATTCTGGAAACGCAGGGCGTGAGCTCTATCACCGAATTTAACACCGAAGTTGACGGCCGCACGCGGCGTGTAACGTTCACAGCAACGGTAGAAACCCTCTACGGGACAACCACAGTAACCTCGGAGGCGTAATGTCTTTGGACCTCGATACACTCGGCTTATCGGCAACGGTAACCGCTGAGGGGATAAGTGCGCCAGACTATCAGACCGTGCTGGATACTATCACCGGCTATTTCCAGCAGATTTATAGCAGTGATGCCTATCTCGATCCTGACAGCAAGGACGGCCAGATGGTGGCGCTGGTGGCTCTGGCCATTCATGACGCGAACAACACAGCCATTTCGGTTTACCGTTCGTTCTCGCCGGCGACGGCCCTGTCAGATGCACTGACGAGCAACGTCAAAATTAACGGCATTACCCGGCGTGCAGCGACTAATTCGACGGTCGATCTACTGCTGACCGGCACTATCGGCACGACCATCACAAATGGTTCGGTACGCGACACAAACAGTGTGGTGTGGAATCTGCCGGCGACGGTAGTGATTGGCTCTGATGGTACCGTGGTGGCGACGGCCACGTGTGCGAATGCTGGCGCCGTAGCTGCGGTGGCGGGGTCGGTAAATGGCATCAACACGCCGACGCGTGGATGGTCTTCGGTGACTAACCCTCTGGCGGCCACGGTAGGTGTCGCTGCTGAGACGAATGCGCAGCTACGCGTAAGGCAGGCGCAAAGCGTCGCGCTGGCCTCTCTCACGCCGTTTGACGCGGTAGATGGTGCAATTGCTAACGTTGAAGGCGTAACCCGTCACAAGCTGTTTGAGAATGATACCGAGATTACGGACGCTAACGGGTTACCAGAGCACTCTATTTCTGCTGTCGTTGAGGGTGGGGATGCAACAGAAATTGCCAGTACCATCCGAAGCGTGAAGGGGCAGGGAGTTTCCACCTACGGCACAACGGCCGTGGTAGTCACAGATAAGTATGGAAATCCTTATACCATTCGCTTCTCTCGCCCGGTAGATGTTCCGGTATATGTGTCAATTACCCTGAAGGCGTTAACTGGCTACACCTCTGACATTGGCGATGAAATGAAAGCCGCTGTTGCTTCGTACATTAACTCTCTCACTATTGGTGATGGTGTGCTGCTGAGCCGGGTTTATTCCCCGGCGAACCTCGGCGTAGTCAGCGGAGGGAATGCGCGATATTACGACATTATGGAGCTGTTAATAGGTCGGTCGGCTGAGTCTGTCGCAGCAGCTAATGTCACAGTCGTATATGACGAGGCCGTTTCATGTAGCGTGGAGAATATAGAGATAACGGTGACAGCATGAGCAAATACACCGATCTTATTTCCAACTACCATGCAGGAAAACCAAAATTTGTAAAACATGTTGATCTGTCGACAAGGCCGCTAATTGATGTGTCTGGTTCAGTGTCCGGTCTTATCTCTGCGTTCGATATAGATACTGGCGTAGGGGCACAACTTGATATTCTTGGTCAATGGATTGGTGTAGCCCGGACTGTTGCCGCGCCGATATCTGGTGTTTTTCTTGAATGGGACAAAGAGCGAGTTGGCTGGGATCAGGGGATCTGGCTTGGTCCGTATCAGTCTTCTGACGCATTAACCTACCTGAGCGATGACGTATACCGGGTCGTGTTAAAGGCCAGGGTAGGGATTAATAACTGGAATGGTCAGAACGGAGCGCTGCCTGACATTTTGGAAACAGCGCTTGCTGGTACTGGGATTAAAATGATCATCCTCGATAATCAGGATATGACGATCTCAGTTCTCATCGTCATTGATTCTGAATATTTAATGTCTGTAACAGACCGGTTGATATTTGATTCTGGAATGAACCGTGGTCCTTTTATTTCTCTTCCTGATGATTACACACCATCGCGATATGACATTAACCCAATAGATAAACTCCCGGCTGAGTTTGTTTTTGTTGTACGTGCTGGGCTCCTTACTGTAAAGGCCGCCGGGGTAAGAGTCAGGGAAACAGTTACGCCTTCTAATGGATATAAATTCTTTGGATTTGATGTCGAAAATGACTATATCGCTGGCTTTGAGTCCGGCGCATGGGGAGAAAACTTCTGATGCCAGTTAATAACTTTAAACCGTTTGCCATCGCATCTGGCTCAAATGTGACATCTCAGACGGAATGGGAAGGTTTGATCGCCCTTTCTACAGGATTTACAGCGGGGCTGGCCCGGTCCGCGCAGATTAATAAAGCCCTGCGCCAGGGGACGGTTATGGCGAGCGTCTTAGCTCAGTTCATGGCTGAGACAACCGGAGAGGATGTGCTTGATGATGGAGATACGGCAAAACTGGTATCCCTGCTGATCGGTTCAGTTAACACGGTTGCGCGGAGCGCTCTGCCAGTTGGCACCCCCATACCATGGCCCTCTGACATTTTGCCGGCAGATGGTAATTTCGCTTTCATGCAGGGGCAGGCATTCAGCCTTACGGCATACCCGTTACTGGCTACAGCTTACCCGTCAGGTGTAATTCCAGACATGCGAGGCTGGACCATTAAGGGGAAGCCGGCCACCGGGCGTGCGGTGCTGTCTCAGGAACAGGATGGCGTTAAATCACACTCTCATACAGCGTCGGCCACATCGACCGATCTCGGTACCAAAACGACAAGCAGCAATGGGGACCACAATCACACGTGGGGATCGCCAATGCAGAAGCAGGGCGGAAGCGATCAGGAAGTTGGTAGCAACGGCGGGAGCACCTTTGGCACAACATCCACTGCAGGCGCACACACTCACTCCGTGGTAATTGGAGCCCACTCACACACCATCACGGTTGATTCTGCAGGTAATGCAGAAAACACCGTTAAAAACATCGCATTTAACTACATCGTGAGGCTCGCATAATGGCTTTTGAAATGTCTGACAAAACTCAGGTGGTAACCGTTTACCATATCAGCGACGATACGGGGGAGTTAGTGGGCGTTGAAGAATTGTCGATCCCGCCTCACACTGGCTTGCCTGCCTGCAGCACTCAAAGTTCACCACCCGAAATAGCCTCCGGAGAAACAGCGGTTTTCAATGCCGCTGCGGGCCAGTGGTCCCTTATCGAGGACCATCGCGGGCAGATCGTGTACAGCACTGCATCTGGCGAGCCTGTTGAGATTTCAGCGCTTGGGGAATTACCAGCAGGGGTAACGACAAAAGCGCCTGCTGGCAGCTATCAAAAATGGGATGGAGAAAACTGGGTTAACGACGCGGAAGCTAAACACCAGGCTGAAGTGAGTAGCGCTATTGAGCTGTTAACCGAGTTGATGCGAGAGGCAAACGCAAAAATAGCCCCTCTAAACGACGCTGTAGAACTTGGTATCCAGACCGACGAAGAAGTCATGCAACTGACTGAGTGGAAAAAATACCGCGTTGCCTTGAGCCGCATTGATACATCTACCGCTCCCGATATCGCCTGGCCTGAAATTCCTGCCTGATCTGTTTCTGAGGTAATACCCCTATGCCATTTTATTTAACGCGGGATCCGGTCCCGTCGGCAGACATGCGCAACGTTTTTGATAACGCTCAGAATCTTGACCTTGCCCTGAACGATATTACATCCTCTTTCTGGAGTGATCGGCTCGGTCGTAGCCGCATGTCATGGTTCGGACTGGAGTCTGCGTTTACGGTAAAACTGAGTGACTTTGAGTCCCGTTTTTCCACACAGATAGCCGAACAGGAAACCACTTTTGATGCTTCACAGGCTGATAAGGAAAACCGATTCCAGGCTTTTCTTGATAGCTCCGGTTACGTGTTCCTCGGTGACTATGAAGACGGTCCGTTTCAGTTCATCGCCCGTAACCAGTACATCCGCTATAACAACCAGTATTACCGTCTGAATGCTGCTACTGACGTCGGCTTTACGACCACCGGAACCGATGCGACCAGC